CATGTCCGAGCGTCCGCAGGGCTACACGGACGACGAGTGGTGGACCTGACGTTGCGCGACCTGCGTCCCGCCGGATGACCACCACCTCCTGACAAAGGACCACACCATGACACTCCTGAAACACTGGTCGACGCCGACCGGTGGGCGTCCGCTTGCGGACGTCGACCTGCCGCGCGAGGGCCACCGCATTGGCGTGGGCGAGGACGAGATCCACGCCCTGGTCGACGTCGAGTCTGCCGGGCGGGGCTTCGACGGCCTCGGCCGGGTCCGGATGCTTTTCGAGCCGCACATCTTCTACCGCGAGCTGGGGGCGGGGCCTGCGCGCGACGAAGCGGTGCGCCTGGGCCTCGCCTACAAGAGCTGGAAGCCCGGCGCCTATCCCCGTGACAGCTATCCCCGGCTCGAGCGCGCAATCGCGCTGTGTGATCGGCACGGGCGCGGGTGGGAACCGGCGCTGCGCGCCTGCTCCTGGGGCCTCGGGCAGATCATGGGCTTCAACTGCAAGCTCGCGGGCTACCCCTCCGCCTACGAGATGGTGAGCGCCTTTCGCGAGAGCGAGGGCATCCAGCTGCGCGGCATGGTGGATTTCGTGAAGAACACCGGCCTCGACGACGAGCTGCGCCGGCACGACTGGCACGGCCTTGCCCGGGGCTACAACGGCGCGGGTTACCGCAAGAACGGCTATCACACCAAGCTCGCCGCCTCCTACGCCCGCTGGTCGAAGATCAAGGACACGCCCTGGTCGCAGGAAGCCGACGCGCACTTTGGGCGCGACAGTCAGCGGGGGCACGACTTCTCGACCCTCGAAACCCTCTGGGAGGCGATCCTGCGCCTCTTCGACCCGAAAGGAGCAACCACATGAAACGTGCCACCAGGTTTGCCCAGATGAATTGGGCGCCCATCGCCCGGATCCTCCTGCGCTACGGCGTGGGCTTCATCGCTGGCCGGCAGGTGGGCGAGACCTTGTCGCTTGATGCCGACGTGGTGATGATCGTTTCGATCGGCATCGGCTGCGTGATCGAGGGCGCCTATGTGCTGGCCAAGCGCCGGGGGTGGGCCACGTGATCCGGGCGCTCATCAAGCTCCTCGGGGGCGGGCTGCTCGATCGGGTTCTCGACACCGTTGACGCCAAGGTGCGCTCGCAGACAGATGCCGAGCGGATCAAGGGCGAGATCATCCGCGAAAGCTACCGGCACCGGGCGGATTTCATGCGGGCAGGGGGCTTCTGGCTCATGCTGATCTTCGCGCTGCCGCTCGCGCTCTGGTTCGCCGCGGTGGTCATCTACAGCATCCTGTGGTGCGCCGGCTGCGCCTATCCGAAGGACTGGACCATCGCGGCCCTGCCGCCGCCGTTTGATGAGTGGGCCGGGATGATGATCATCAGCATTTTCGGTGTGATCACCGTGTCGGGGTGGAAGCGATGACGAACAGTAAGGGCAAGGATGTGACAATCTTGAAATGGTTCCTCGATCGGGTGATCACCAAGGTGTCGGACTGGGCGATTGTCGGGGTGATCGGCCTTGTCGCCGTGTTCATCTTCGAGCCGGTCCAGAACTGGGGTAACCATCCGGCGTAGGCC